TTGCGTAAAAAGCTAACCCATGAGGCAATAAGAAACTGTGAAGCGCATGTACAAAAAATCACAGGAGAGAAGCACTCAACGGTATTTGGGATAGTTCATCCTGATGGTACATTGCTGCGCTCGATTGAATGTGTAAATGGGGAGTGGATAGAGGTATACAAAGAGCCTCATATTTACACGGCAGAGAAGTTGGAGCGGGCCGTAACAAGTAAGAAAAGATTCGTTATTGTTATTGGTGGACGTGGTTCAATGAAGTCGGTTGGCGTGGTTGATATAATGCTTGCCGGTGTTATGGATTATTCAGATAAAGTCTACTGTCTGCGTGAATATCAAGAATCTATATCGGAATCGGTGCATGCTTTAAATAAAGAAGAAATAACTAGGCTGAAACTTAAGGGATTCAAAATACAGGATGCAGCAATATATAGTGATAGCGGTGGTGAGATTAAATATCGAGGATTGGCCAGAAATCCAGAAAGTGTTAAGTCTGCGGCTGGATTTAGGAGGTTCTTTATTGAAGAGGCTGCTACGCTCAGCGAATCGTCAATAGCCCAACTAACTCCCACTGCGAGAAACAAGGCAAGGTTTGGCTTGCCTTGTGAAATAAGAGATACAATTGAAGAAGAGGATACGCTTGCTGGAGTTCAGATGTTTTTTGTCGCAAACCCAAACAGCAGTGAAGACCCATTCAGTAAAAGATTTATTACTCCATTCCTGAATAGCCTAAATAAGAATGGATTCTATGAAGATGATTTGCATTTAATTATCAAAATGAATTACACCGATAATCCATGGTATGAATTCTCTGGGCTTGAAAACGAAAGACAGTTTGATTATGAAAATAAATCGAGAGCTAAATATGATTGGACATGGCTTGGAGCATTCTTGGATACTGTAGCTAACTCGATTATAGAGGCCGAATGGTTTGACGCATGTATCGATGCGCACATTCATTTGGGTTTTACAGCGCAAGGTCAAGAGAAGATGAGCTATGACCCTGCTGATAGTGGGGATGACAAGGCGATAGCATTACAGCATGGCTCAGTTGTATTGGGGTGCTCAAGCACATCGAGCGGTGATGTTAACGAGGCTACTGACTGGGCTACAAGCTTTGCAGTTAAGATCAAGCCTGATGTATTCCTATGGGATGCTGACGGATTAGGCTTAACGCTCAAGCGTCAAGTTAACGAGGCTCTCAGCGGCAAGAAGATAAAGCTAGTACCATTTCATGGTTCTGGAAGCAAGTACGCTCCAACAGAGCAATACGATGCCATAGACGGCGAGCAATGGTCTGGCGAAGAGAAAAGAAACAACGAAGACCTGTTCACCAACCTACGCGCTCAATGCTACTGGGCTTTGCGTGATCGGATATTCAAAACCTATCTTGCAGTTAAAAAGGGTAAATACTTTTCGCCGGATGAGTTGATTAGTTTCAGCTCGAGTATTAGCGAATTAACAAAATTGCGCGCAGAGATATGTCGTATACCACGTAAATATGTATCAAGTGGTAGAGTACAGATACTAAGCAAGCAAGAAATGAAAGCGCAGAAAATAGCATCACCGAACATGGCTGACGCTATCATGATGCTGCAATTACCGGTAGATATCTTCGATGACTACGACGAAGACTACGAGCCAGAACAAAACACAGAGAGGTGGGCGTGATGTTAAGTAAAGAAGAGATGGCACTAGAGGCATTGCTTAAGATTGTTTGTGAGCTAAAGAATAACGGCAAAGATTTTGTTAATGTTATTGGTCCTCTAACGATGAAATATGCCGAGGAAGCGATTGCAAAGAATGGATGGGAGGTAAAACAAAGAAGCTCGTGGGTTCCTGGATTTACATTCTTTCATCCAGAAAAAGCAGCGTCACCAGAAAAAACAGATGAGTATGTCCATGGTTCTAGTCATTTAGGATATTAATATGAGCTTAAATGTTAATGATGACGTTTTCTTTAAAGATGGCAATGACTGGAAAGGCCGAGCTTTCTATATAAGCAAAATAGATGGTGAAAGAGTTGTTCTTTTTAATGGAAATATAGAGAAAGATGAAAATGGAGTGCCGTACAAATACCAATCTTTCATAATTACTGATGCGTCAAGAATAAAGAGGGTATTATGAACACTTATATTACTTGGAAGGAATTTAAAGAAAAGGTTGATAGCGAGCTGGCCAATACAATGCTTAGCGAAGACACTCCTGTCTATCAAATAGATTTGCATCCTGATCGCAACGATGAAGATTTGGCTGTTTATATTGACGATGGAATGCTAGTTATAGGCTGCTGATGCGCCGTTCGTCGGATAAAAGTTGAATTTAACTCTCAATAATCCATAATTACTTTAACAACCAGCCGGTTGTAATATAAATAATTTGGAGAGATGAGATGAAAAGTTTAATAGGTTCAATAGCGTTAATATTGTTTTGTGGTCTTGCTGATTATGCTTCTGCTGATTGCGATCATGGCTATGCAAGCATAGGCGCAGGATACAAATTCCAAGAGACAACCAAGGTTACAGTGAATGGCATTGACTACCAAACTGATGGGCAAAGTCCGGTTAGCGCAAGATTCGAACTTGGTGTAGAATGTGACAAGATTAAATTCGGCGTAGCACATAGATCACAGTGGCTTACTGGCGCACCTTTCAATGATCAGCGCGAGTATTCAGTAAGTGAAGTGTTTGTGGAATACAAGGTTTACTTATGGTAGGTAATTGATGGGCATAGAAAGCATAGTAAAACTAATCGGACGCCCAAACATTGCGGGCGATATAGATAAACAGAAATTAGTCACTATTGCTGATGACGTCATAGCTCGCGCTCAACAAGACGAACAGTCGATGAGGGAGTGGAAGGAAAGCGTAGACGAAGGCATTAAGCTGTGTAAGCCAGAGTTTAAAGCTAAAGATACTCCGTGGCCCAATGCGGCAAACTTCAAGTCACCAATTTTGATTGAGGCTGCAAATAACTTTGGTAACCGCGCAACGATTGAGATAATGCGTGACCCTAAGCTTGTTAAGACTTCCATTATCGGATTGCCAACAATCAAAAATGTGATCGACAAGAAGGCTGCTGAAGTATCGCGCTGGAAAGAACAGGTAGCTGGCATATCTGAAGGGTTGCAACAATTAGATCCCGCTGACCCTGAAGTTGTTAAAATGCAGGATACTGGCAAGCAGATTCAAGCCAAGATCGAAGAAAACACACAGATCATCAAGCAAAAGAAAGAATCAATTCGCCGCAAGAATGAAAGAGCTGATCGCGTCAGTGAGTTAATGAACTGGCAGATTAACGTCAAGATGGAGGAGTGGCGATCTGATCATAAGCGCTTAATGTACTCAATTCCAAACATCGGCACGTGTTTTGTAAAAACATATTACGACTCAACGCTTGGTAGATGTGTTTCAAAGATAATTAACTATCCAGACTTTACAATAAACCAAAAAACGACTGATATGAAAACATGCCGGTCGTTTACGCATATATTAGCCTTTACCAAAGCAGAGGCAGATTTACGTATCAAGAATGGCATCTGGCTGGATGAATCATTTTATGCTGATGATAAGCTGGATGCGGGTGGCGATGAGGCTAACAACTCAGAAACCACTGAAGACAATCCAGATAGGTTTTATGAGCAATATTGTTGGCTAGATATTGACGAGGATGGCATAGAAGAGCCTTACATCGTCACTGTGAATGTTGGAGCAGCTAAAGTAGTTCGAATTGTTGCACGATATGACGAAAAGTCAATTATCGTCAAGTCTGATGATATTAAACCCATGCCTTTGCTTGATGCTCAGCGTAAAAATGCTGAGCTAGTAGATAAGGACAATAAAGAATACGGACTTAGCAATAAGCCTCCTGAGGCTGACGACTTATCTGCTTATGATATCGTTCGCGTTGAGCCAGTAAAAATACTCACTAAATACGGCATGATTCCAAGTGCAGATGGAACCTTTCTTGATGTTGGCTTCTACCATATCATCGGGTCGCTGACTCTTGGGCACAACAAAACCACTAACGACTTGCTGAATGGCGGAACATTGGCAACAAGTCTTGGTGGAATGACAGCTAAGAACTTCCGCAAGAAGCCTGGTAATTTCTCTGTTAAGCCAAACGAATACATTATGACCGAGTGTTCGCCTGAGACGCTTGCGTCGTCAATCGCGCACATTCCTTACAAAGAGCCAAGCCAAACCCTATTCTTGCTCAATGACAAGCTTGAGAACACTGCTCGCTCATTTGGTGCTGGTGCTGATGTTGGTGGGCAGATTCAAGCTAACACGGCCCCTACTACCGCTTTGGCAATGATCCAAGAGTCGATGATTCCAAATACTGCACACATGAGTATGATCATAGATTCAATGTCTAACGAGTTCCAAGTGCTATTTGAACTGGATCGCGCCTATCTTGATGCTGACGACTATAAAGAAATCGTTGGCGATGATGAGGCAGTATTTCAAGAGGACTTCGAAACTGATGGACTAAGTGTTACTTGTGGCGCAAACCCTGAAATGTCATCCAAGATGCAGCGCATGATGTTGGCACAAGCAGAATTGGAGCAGATTGATCGCGTAGTTGCTGCTGGCGGTAATGGCGTTCCAATTCTGAAGAACTACTACAAACGCATCGGAAGTGAGAATATTGACGAAATATTCCCGAACGAAGCTGAAATGTCGCCTGAAGAAAAAGCTCAGATGAAACAAATGCAGCAACAGCAGGAATACGCGAACCAATTGGCTGAGAAACAAGTTCAGATGATTGAATTGCAAACCACTCTGCTAAAGTCTGGCGAAGAACGCAAAGACTTTGAAGCTAAGGTTTCTGCAACCGAAACAAATGCTAAAATAGACAAGATGTTTGAGGAAATAGAAAACCTCAAATCACAAACTACGCTTAACTATGCAAAAGCTGATGCCGAACCAGTCAAGAATCAATCTCACCTTCTAAAGACTCATAGCGATGTTACTGCCAAGAATGAGGAATTGCGCATTTCCAGCGAACAGCTAGAGCATGATCGCGAGATGGATAAGCAAGCAGCTATGAATACTGCGGAGGAATAATGAGTATCGAAGCAATAAGCAAAGATGACTACTACGCATGGAAGAATGACGAAGTAACAAAACGATTCATGGCTGAAATGCTAATCAATCTGCAAAATACCGAGAAAGAACGAATATATGGCGTAACTGATACTGATATTATCAGGGCAGCTCATGCGCGCAACGAAGCATTGAACATTTACGAAAACATTTTAGTGTGGAAACCTATAGAGCTGGAAAACCAAGAGGAAGTCGAATGACTGAAGTAACAGTAAAGCCAACCGGGCATTATATTTTAATCGAGTTAGTAGAAGTTAAGCAGGTTAGCAAGGGTGGGATAATCCTCACTGATGTCAACAAAGAGCAGAAAGCCGCACAGTTTGCCAAAGTGGTAGCTATTGGCCCCACTGCATTTATTGGGGTTGATGGTTGTAATCCGTTGTCATACCCTCCGGGTCATCCTAATTATAGTAAGCAACCCTATGAGATTTGGGGTTTGGAGATTGGCTGCACTGTCGGCATGAATCGCTATGAGGGTTCGGATGTAAATGTAGGCGGCATCAAGAACTATCGAGTAATACCAGACACTCAACTAACACACGTAGTTGAAGGCGATTTCGAAATACACAAAGCTGACTTTTAATAACTGAGGATAATTCCTATGGCTAACGCCGAAACGATCGAAGAAGTATTTGAAGATGTTTTAACTGATGAGCAGAAACAAGCTGTGAATCAGGAGCAAGAAACAAAACCAGCTCCCAGTGGTTATATGAGTAAAGAGGATTGGGTTGCGTCTGGTAAAGATGCTGCTGAATGGGTAACAGAGGATGTGTTCAAAGAGCGTACCCTTCGCATTAAGAATGAATCCAGGTTAAAACGCGAACTCGCAGAGACCCGCAAAGAATTCGATTCACGCCTGAAAGACTCCAACCTATTATGGCAGGGACAGTTAGCAAGACAGCGCCAAGAGTTAATGGATAAGCGCGACAACGCTGTTGAGGTTGCCAACCTTGCTGAAGTTAAGAAGCTTGATAAGCAGATTAACGATCTTGATAAAGAAGCTGATCTAGTTAAAGATGCTCCACAACAAGCCGAAAGACCACCCGAAGTTGTTGAATGGGAAGAGGAAAACGATTGGGTTAATGATGTAAATGATCCACGTACCGCTGTAGCCCAACAAGCATTTGGTAAGGCCCATCAAGAAGGTAAGACGCTTGCGTATTGTTTGCGCGCCGCCGATAAGGCTGTTGCTGCAATGAAGTCAGATGGAAAGCAATCCGAGCAAGCTGAACAACGTAAAAAGCCACCAGTCTCAATGGCTGACTCTTCTAAATCAGTATCGCATAGCGGTGAATCCGCTAATTTATCATGGAGTCAGTTAACTTCTGATGATAAAGCAATTTATGATGAGCTGTTCAGCCATAAAACACAGAAAGAATACCTGAAAATTGTCGCCGATGCGCGCAGAGGAGCTAAATAATGAGTGATCCATTCGCAGTTGAGCAGCAATCAGAGGTTGGTGCAGATAGTCAAAATAAATCCACAAGAGGCCGCTCAGTGGCCAAAATTACACAGAAGGCCGCTGATAATCTCCGCACTGATACCGAATCACGCATTAAGTTCAAGCGTGAGAGTCCAAGAGCGAATAGTGAAGATTTGGATTTAAATCTCAGTGTCCCGCCCGGTACAATTCCTCCTGGTTATGTTGGTTTATGGGTAACGGATAATGGCAAGAATGAGGTGGAGAAGAAGCTGGCCGAATGGTGGGGTCACGTACAAGATGCGCAAGGAGTTAATATCTCTCGCCCATCATCTGGTCGCACAGTCTACTTGATGGCCATTGAAGAATCACTTAAGAAAGAAATGGACGAATTGCAGTTCAATCGCTACCGTGATAGTATAGGCGAAAATGATAGGGCTAGCTTAGGTGTTGCCGGTGTTGAGTCCTATGACCCTAAAGGGGTTACTAACAAAATTAAGATACAAAACTATAGTGGGTTAAAAGACCCGTTTGCATAATTAAACCGCAATACCCGTTTCAAGCGGCAGACCTGCCGGAATTGAGCGTAGAGATTTCATATTCTTCATTCATATTTCAGGAGGTCTGTTATGGCCGGTGGTTTCAGATGGATCGGTTCTCAGAACGATGATCCGCGCGGTAAAGTCAAAACTCGTCCCTTAGCTGCTGGTCATGCTACCCGCATTGCCATTGGTGACGCCTATATAATCACTTCAACTGCAAACGCTGATGGCGTTCAAGAGGTAGATGCTGCCGCTGCTGGCGCCGCTATCACTGGTATTGTGGTTGGCATCGTACCAAATTTCGCAACAGAATCATTCACTGACCTTGGTCTGGCGGCTAGCACTGCTGGCTCAATTCTTGGTATTGAAGATCCTCGCGCCGAATTTGAGGTAGATGTAACAAACGGCCCATTAGTTGTCACTGATGCTGGTCTAAATTGCCCATTAGTTGCAACCGCAGCTACGGTTTCGGGTGGACTTACTATTTCCAATATGACAATCAATAAAACCGGTGCTGCTACTACAGCGCTGATGGAGTTTCGTATTGTCAAATTGTTGGTTGGCAGCGATGGTGTATTAGGTAGCCGTGCTGTTGTTCGCCTTAATTGGTCTACAGTCATCCCCGGCGCGGCAGGAGTATAACCATGAGCGGAGTAATTACTACAGGTTCAGCCCCACGCCTACTCCAGTTAGGAGTACAAGAAGTTTGGGATAACGCTAATGCAGAATGGGAACCAATGTATCCTAAGCTGTATAACGTTAAGAAAGCATCAAAAGGTGCTTATGAAGTAACTGTCCAAATGTCAAATATGGGTCTCGCGGCTGTTAAGGCTGAGGGCGATGACATTGAGATTGATACTACCAAGCAATTGTTTGCGCCAAAGTTTATTCATGTTGCATATGGTAAAGGTTACGTTATCACTCGCGAAGCGAAAGACGATAACAAATACAATTACTATCGCGAAGGTGCGCAAGCATTGAATCACTGCATGAACTTGACCAAAGAAGTTAAAGCTCACGTTCTTTACAATACCGCGTTTGCAACTAGCTCCGCAATGACTGGTGGCGATGGTGTTGCAATGATTTCAACTGCTCACTTAAATGGTAATGGTGGCACGTATTCAAACCGCTTGGCTATTGATGCTAACTTCTCTGAAGCTGCATTGGAAGACATGCTTAAGTTGATTATGCGCGCTAAAGATGACCGCGGCTTGGCTCGCAAGCTTCGTCCAATGCAATTGATTGGCCACACCGATCAAATGTTTGAGTTTGATCGCGTGCTTAATTCAAATCTTCGCAGTGGTACTGCTGACAACGACAAGAACGCCGTTAAAGGTACTATCTCTGGCGGTTACGTGTTGTCTCCATTCCTTGATAGTAATGTTAAGGCTTGGTTCATCCGCACCGATGCTCGTGAAGGTATGACTTTCCAAGATCGCGTGCCTTTGGAATTTGGTGAAGATATGGACTTCGGCACATACAACACTCGCTACAAGGCTTATATGCGTTTCAGCACTGGCTACTCTGATCCTCAGGGTATTTTCGGCACACAAGGCGCTTAATAGATCGGGGCTTCGGCCCCTTTTTACAAACACAGAATTTTTCTTATGACGGCATAGCCGTTCTGTTGGAGTAATAAAATGCCATATTCACATTTTCCAAGCGGTTTCGCCAATGGCGTAACCATTCGCGGCGTGCCATTACAACAAGCACAGCCTGGCCAAGTATTTTTCGTTAACAATTCAACCGTGTTAGCTGATGGTGGTATTGGTGGCTCTAATGGAAATCCAGGTACATATCAAAAGCCTTTCTCTACGCTAGATTATGCGATTGGGCGCTGTACTGCTGGTCGTGGAGATATTATATTTTTAATGCCCGGTCATGCTGAGACTATCTCAAGTGCTACTGCATTGCTTGCTGATGTTGCCGGAGTTGCTGTTGTGTCTCTTGGTGCAGGAACTTCTCGTGCAACATTTACGCTTGATACCGCAACAACTGCGACTATTGCTGTGAGTGCTGCGAATGTCACGTTTAAGAACTGCATTTTTACTGCAAACTTTGCAGATATTGTAGCTGTTTTCACCACTACTACAGCCAAGAATTTTGCATTAGATGGGTGCTTGTTTAAAGCGACCGCTACAAATATGAACTTCTTGAATATTGTTGATACAAACGCTACCAGCAATGATACTGATGGTTTATATATTAATGATTGTAAGTGGGTTGAGCCTGATCTTGCAACGCTTGGTCTTGTTAAGGCTGATGGCACCAATGATAGCTGGATTATTACCAATAATGACTTAACTCTTGGAGTTAAGAATAACACCCCGTCATTAATCGCTATTGCAACCGGTAAAATTTTAACTGCGCTTAAGTGTGATTTAAACACCCTTTACCGATTGAATACTGATAGTGCTACTGGTGGATTGTTAATTACAACTGACGGATCCACCAATACAGGAATTATATCTCGCAACTTTGTTCAGCACGCTGACACTGCGGCGGAGATTCTTGTAACTGCATCATCAGGTTTTGGATTCTTTAACAACTATGCCTCTGGTGTTGCCGGTGCATCCGGTTACTTATTGCCTGCTGCTGATAGTTAATAGTCCGGGGGTGAAAGCCCCCTTATTTATCACAGGAGGACATAATGTACACACAAATCACATTTACACCAGCGAATGCGAATCTTACTGGCTTTGCCTCTAACGTTACTGGCGCTGCGTTTACCCTAACTGCCAATAGTTCTGGTGACTCTCTCGCGCACCAAGTCAGCATTAGAAATGATTCTGCAACTAACCATAGCGGTAAAACAGTTACTCTTGTTGGTACTGATCAGGATGGGGTGACACAAACCGAAGTTGTGACTGGCCCAGCTGGGTCCGCAACTGTCGAATCAGCAAAATACTTCCTCACCCTAACAAGTGCAACGCCATCAGCAACGATTGGCGCTGATACGTTTGATATAGGTTGGGTTGATGAGTTCGCAACCAAAACACTTCCAATTAATTGGCGTGGCGGCATAGGCTCATTGAGTATCGATATTACCGGTACTATCAATTATGACCTTGAGCAGACGTTTGATGACATTCAATTCAAAGCCTCTCCGTTTGTGTGGGGCGTAGATAATTCTGCCACACAAGCAGGTGTTACTACTGACCTAACAGTTTTATATGAAGGCCATCCAAAGGCTATCCGCGTTAAAGTAAACTCCTATACTGATGGCGCTATAGTCGTATTGAGTTATACGCAACGTGACAGATAATGACTTTTTAGTTACATGTGATGCTTCTGGTTTCGTTTGTAAAAAAAGCGAAACCAGAAAAATGTGGAACGGAATGATTGTCCGCAAGGATTTCTGGGAGCCGCGTCACCCTCAAGATTTTATCCCAATGATAAGAGAACGTCCTGCACCGCTTGACGCGAGAATGGATCAGGTTGACCCGCCTCTCTACGATGGGAATATGTACTACGATTTATGGCTTGATTACGATTACATGACAGCCTATGAAGTAAGCGCAACAATTGACGCGAATATGATCATATGAGTACTGGAATTTATACCAAGACAGCTGGCGATATAATGACTGATGCTTTGCGTCTTGCTTCTATTTCTGGCATTCAGCTTGATCCAGATGTTAGCGACATGGAAGTGGCGAGAACTAAGCTAAACGATTTATTAGCGTGGCTGCAAACCAAACAAATTCATTTATGGTCAGAGACGGAGGCATTTCTTCCGCTTAATCCAAATCAAAAAGCTTATTCATTCCCTGGCGCGCACTGCTTTACTGATTACATAAGCACAGCAACGACCGCTAATTACATTGCGACCAACTCCACATTTCTGGTTAGTTCAACGACTGGAATGCTGGTTGGTGATTTCATTGGTATTGAGTTGGATGATGGGACTAGATGGTGGGATGAGATCCTAACCGTTAATTCATCTGTATCTGTAAGCACGGTAACCGGAATAACTGGCGCATCAAGTTCAGGCGCTACGGTTTACACCTACACTACAGCCATCGATCAGCCTGTAAGAATTCTCGACGGTAGATATGCAGACCAAGAAGCTCGTGACGAAATACAAACAACTCAATTGGCGCGTAAAGAATACTATGCCCAGAATTCAAAGTCGTCTGTTGGCGCACTTAATAGCTGGTATTACGACCGCCAACTGTCTTTAGGAAAGTTAAATGTATGGCCAGTAGCGCGCAACTGCAAAGAGGTCTTTCGTTTTACCTTTATAAAGCCTCAATATATACCTGAAGATCAAAGCGAGACTATTTTAATACCGCCTGAGTGGTTTTTACCGCTCACACATAAACTCGCTGCTGAATTAGGTGTTGTTTATGCAATCGATCCAAACAAACAAGTAATCCTTGAGCAAAAAGCTGAAAACTTTATTGAGGATGCATTAGGTACTGATAACGAATTTTCTAGCTTCTCCTTCTATCCTGGGGAGTACTGATGCCAAGAACTACAATCCCCATTGCTTCGGGTTACTACGTTGACGAATCGCCTGCTATTGCGATGCGCGAGCTTGTTAACTTGTACACCCATATTCCAGAATCACAAACTATTACCGATGCCGCACTATTTGGTGTGAGTGGAATTGAGTTGATTGGTGAAGCTGGTGTTAATGACTTCTGTCGCGGCCTACATGTAACCGCTGATCGTCCGTTTTCAGTGTCTGGATCGTCATTGTGGGAATTAACCAAGCCATCTGGG